GTCCTTTGACAGGTGCCTGCGTAACTCTCGATACAAATCCTTGGCCGGGGTAGGGGGTAGTCTTGACTGAGCTACAGGAGGCGAGGCTGTTGAGTCGCGCAATCACAAGTCGCTGGGAGATACCCGCAGACGTCCGATCCGCAGTGGTGCAGACGCTTATGGAGATCGCTTGTACCGGCGTAGAGGATTCGGCCAGGATAGCAGCGTGTCGGGCGCTGATAGCTGCCGAGGGTCAAAACCAAAAGGACGAACACGCAAAAATCGATGAGTTTAGAAATCGGGTACTCACCATCGCTCAGCGATGCGGAATTGACGTCAATCTTCTCGGCACTAGCCAAGCAGCCGTTAGAGGCCCAGCGGCTGGCGCTCCAGTCAATGCTTTCTCCGCAGACGAACGAACGGGATAAGGACGCGACATCGAAGCGTGAGAAGCGTAGCGAGTCCGCGCGCATCACCATTCCCGAGTGCAAGAATCCACGGCGGCGCGAACTGTGCCTAGACGATCCAGAGCGATTTCTGACGACCTACTTTCCTGATCGCTATGGGCTCAAGATGGGCCGCGATCACAAGTTTATTATCAGCACCATTTACGACCGAGCTGCCAACGGTGGACGGCAAGCGGTTGCAGCGCCTCGCGGACGCGGGAAAAGCGAAGTTGTTAAGGGGATGATTCCGTACTTGGTGCTTGCTGGATTTGTTCGGTTCCCACTTCCGATTGCTGCAACGACACCACTGGCCAAACGGCTGTACGTCGACTTCAAGAAAAAGCTGGAAACTAACGCATTGCTGCTTGAGGACTTCCCCGAGGTATGCTGGCCGATTCGATGCTTAGAAGGCGCACCACAACGAGCAGGACGTCAACACGTCGATGGAACGCTGACGGGGATCGTGTGGACTGGCGACTACGTTAGCCTTCCACACGTCAACAGTTCGCCATACGGTGGCGTGAAGATGGCGTATTACGGTCTGGATGCTGCGTTCCGTGGTGCCAACATTGACGGGGACCGGCCAGACTTTATCCTGATCGACGATCCAGAAACGAGGGAATCTGCCAAGAGCCTTGACCAGATAAACGACCGAGAGCTGATCATCGACCAGGACATTTCTGGGCTCAAGTCGCAGGAGAAAAACATCACCATTGTTGTGCTAACGACTGTCCAGAATCGGTTCTGTCTCAGCTACCGACTAACCGATCCGAAGCAAAAGCCAGCCTACAACGGAAAGCGGTTTGGAATGGTGGTGAGTTGGCCGAAGAATATGGCGATGTGGGAGGACTACATCGCCAAGAGGCACGCTGACCAAGAGGCAGGAGACGAGTACGGATGCAATGCAGTTCAGCATTACCTAGACAACCGCCAGGCGATGGACGATGGCTGCGAAATGATTACTGACGAGTTTGTTCCAGTGCTGCACCCAGGCGGTGCGGCTATGGTTCATTCGTCGTTACAGCAAGCGTTTAATCAGATCGCTGACACTTCGATGGATGCGTATTGCACGGAATACCAAAACGACCCACCGAAGGAAGAGCAGATAGAGGTTATGGGGCTCACTGCGGCGCGGGTGCAATCGAGGATTACCAAGTACCCACAGCGACAGACACCATCGACGACAGAGTTGCGGACGGTCGGTATCGACATCGGCAACCGTAACTCCCATTGGGCAGACATTGCTTGGGAAGGAAACGCCATCGGTTCAATTGTCGACTATGGCATCATGGAAACGCACCTTGAGTACGAATCCGACGACAAAGCAATTGAACTTGCCATCTTGGCGAGCCTCGAAGTGTGGGCCGATGATGTAGTCAAGCAGATTAACCCGCTGATTGTGTTGATCGACTCAGGAAGTGGCAAAGGGCATACAGCAGCAGTCTATGAGTTTTGCAGACGTCGAGGAAAACCATTCTTCCCAAGCAAAGGTTGGGCGGATTCACGGTTTAGGATGCCTGCGGAAACAGCGGAAAAGGTTCCGTTTATCGAATGCTGGGCGCATAATTTGGCGAATGAACGGCAGTGGTTGTACAACGTCAACACAGAGTTTTGGAAACGATGGGTACACCAGCGGTTTTTGACCGCTGCATTCGACGAAGGCGGCAATCGCAACGATGGATCACTGGCATTGTTCCACCCGATGCACGATGCTCGCAGGCATCTTAGCTTCAGCCATCACATAACGGCTGAGGAGGAGCAGTTAGTTCCGGTCGACGGAAAAGAAATGAAACGAATTTGGTTTGTCAAAAACCGAAATAATCACTGGCTCGACGCAACTGCGCTTGCTTGTGCTGGCGCTGGTGCTGTGGGAGTAGAGTTAATCACCACAGCGTCACAACCTCAGCCAGTGGCCAAGCGAGTAGCACAGCCAAAGCCAGCAATAACCCCCTACGGACGTCCATTTGTGGCAAGGAAATAAAATGAGCGAATTACCTCGACGGAAAAAGACCAGCATGATAGAGACGATTGAAGAGCCAATGAAGACATCGACTCAAGTATCGCAAGTGCTTACAACTGGAATGCTAGAGGTTCCGCTGTCAAGCGAAGCAGTAGGGCACATTCGTAATCGGCATGACGTGCATTTGACGCGTTCGCAAGCCGCCATCCTTCGACGCATTGCGCTGGGGCTTGGACAGAAAGGCGAGACGCTCGCGAATGGAAAGCATGTTGACAATGGCACGGATGCCATTCGCTGGATGATTGAAAACATAGCTATGTAACGAAAAACCGAATACCCGATTTAGTTACATAGATCAGTGTTGGTTGCTATTTTTACTGAATGGCAGCAACCATCGATGAAGTGATTGACGAGCTACTCGACAACGCAGATTTTGAGGAATCAAACTCTGTGTCGAAAGCTCGTTCGTTTATCACCGCAGCCAATCGGTTTTTTATTCTTACACCGGCGAGCCAGTCTGACCAAGGTTCAAGCCTTGCAATGGGTCTCGCTCAAATTCAATCGCTCCTCCAATCTGCACGCTCGTTCGTGTCGCAGGCTGATACCTCCAGCAGCGACACTAGCCGAGTGCGGTTTCTGTCGGCAAGGAGTGGCTGGCGATGATCAAAGCCGAAACCAAGATCCGCCGAACATCAAGGCGCACTAGTAGCGAACTTCCATCCATCTCTGCATCGATGGACGCGCATCGTGCTGACTACGACATGAGCCGAGAAAATCGGTTTATTCGTCGTCGCACCGGGTTAGCGCCTCAAGGCGGAGCGGCTGATTACCATTATCGCACCGAGTCTCTGTATTACCGAGATATCGAAAAAGCGCGGGACATGGACCGCAACGACTCGATTATCGGCCAGACGATCGATCGAGCGGTCAGCAATATTGTGCAGGACGGGTTTAGCCTTGACCCGCAAACCGGCGACAAGTCGCTGAACGATGAGTTGTGGAATCGATGGCAGGAGTGGGCTACCGATGCCGACTTGTGCGACGTCGCGGGCGATTACACGTTCCACGATTTCGAGTCTCAAGCAATGCGTTCCTGCTTGCTTGATGGCGATGCGTTTGTCTTGGCGATCGAAGATGGTTCGCTTCAGTTTGCCGAAGCGCATGTGGTGCAAACTCCAAAAATCATTACCGATACGGTACTTGGCGTCACTCGCAACACTTACGGCGGACACGTCCAGTATTGGCTACAGGAAGATCCGATTGACCCGCTCAAGCAAAAAGGCGAGTCGGTTCCGATCGACGTTTATGACGCGGACGGACTTCGACAGGCATTCCAGATTTACAACCCAAAGCGAAAGAGTCAGACTCGCGGTGTTACTGCGCTGGCCCCGATCTTTTCGCTTGCTGGAATGTTCGAGGACATTCAGTTTGCCAAGCTAGTGCAGCAGCAGGTTGTGAGTTGCTTTGCCATCTTTCGCCAAAAAGCCGCAACCGGTGGAGTTGGGTTGCCAAATCGCAATGCTGGTTATGGACTGCCTGAGACTGAGCCAACCGAAACCGGAACGCGATACATTGAAAACATCGCTCCTGGCATGGAGATTATCGGAGAGCCAGGCGAGACACTGCAAGGATTTTCGCCAAACGTTCCCAACAGCGAGTATTTCAATCACGTCAAGTTGATGCTCCAGATGATTGGCGTCAATCTTGGATTGCCATTGTGCTTGGTGCTGATGGATGGCAGCGAGACCAATTTCAGCGGTTGGCGAGGTGCTGTCGACGAGGCGCGGAAGGGATTCAAAAGCAACCAGCGGAACCTTGTCAATCGATTCCACAAGCTGGTTTATCAGTTCAAAGTTACGCAGTGGATGGAGTCGGACGCTGCCATTCGTCGCGCTGCGGCCAAATCTGATGTATCGATTTTCAAGCACAAGTGGAATGCACCACGATGGTCTTATATCGATCCGGTTGGGGATGCTACTGGCGATCAATTGCGATTGCAGAACGGTTTAACATCACCGCGCAGGCTGCACGGCGAGCGCGGGCAAGAGTGGGAAGAGGTGGCCGAAGAGATCGTCGAGGACAATTACTTCGCGATCGTAAAAGCGAAGCAATCCGCCAAGCGTATCAATGATGCGTTCCAAGACGGGCAGCCTGTTCATTGGCGCGAGTTGATTAATATGCCAATGCCACAGGGCTTGCAAATGACGATGCAAGACCCGCAAGTAGTCGAGGCTCAGAAGCAACAGGCACAGGTTGCAGCGACCAGCGGTACTGGAGAAATGGCAAACGCAAGTCGTCGCCAATTCACCAACAATCAAAAAGCCATTGGCGATTTGCTAAGCGCACTCATCAACGACTCTATGAGCGAAGCACGGGTAAGGGTCGGGTTGTCGACGCTTGGACTGTCCAAGGAAAACGTAGACGCTTTAATTCTCGACGCAAAAGACGGAACGGTTGACACCGATTTAACAGGAGGCTCAACCGATGGCGAATGAAATAAGAATCGATGGAGTGGTCGGCACTGGAGAAGGCGAAGTTAGCGCCGCGATTGTCAGGGCTCAGCTCGATTTGGTTGATCGTGCTAAGCCTCTGACTGTCCGCATTCACAGCGAAGGCGGAAGCGTGTTTGAGGGGTTTGCTATCTATGACATGCTTAAAGCCTACGAAGGGCCCAAAAAGTGTGTTATCGAGTCCAGTGCGTTTTCAATTTCATCGCTCATCCCGATGGCGTTCGAAGACGTAGAGATTACGCCAAACGGCTACATGATGATCCACAACCCCTACGTCGAAACGTCCGGGGACGATGACGAACTAGCAAGCCAAAGCGAGCTACTTCGAAACCTGAAGTCAAACATGATCGCGGCCTACTCCGCTCGCACTGGAAAAAGTGCTGACGAAGTTGCGGCGATGCTTAAAAAAGAGACGTATCTATCGGCTAGCCAAGCGCTGGCACAAGGATTTGTATCGAGAGTTACGCAGGCACCTGTCAAAGGACGAGTGTTTGCCAAGTTAGACAAGATGCCGCATGGGGTTGTTGCTGCGTTGTTCGACGCGGGCTCTGGTGGCGAAAAAAGCGAACCGACGAAGGTAAAACCCATGTCAGAATCGCAACCCGTCGCTGCAACGCTCAACGAGATCGAAGCGGCATTTCCACAGGCTAAAGCCGAGTTTGTCATCAAGTGCCTGAAAAAGTCGCTTCCGATGGCATCCGTTGCCCAGGCTGCCGTCGAAGAAATGATGGCAGAGAACGCCGCAATGGCCGCAAAGTGCCAAGCGATGGAAGAAGAACTTGCCAAATACAAAGGCATGTCGACCGAAGACCAGCCTGCCTCCGAAATGACTGTTGAAGTCGAAGAGGAGGAAGTAATTCCAGCAGCCCGGCGGCGCGGTGTCGCTCCTGTTGCGATCGCTCGCAAGCCTGCCGGCGTAAGTGCCAAGGCTCAGTGGGACGCGGCCATCGACTCCGAGCTGCCAAAGCACAAGTCGAAAGCTTTGGCGGTTTCCGCTGTCAATCGCAAGCACCCAGGCCTACGCGCTCAGATGCTCTCCGAAGTCAACCAGAAGTAGACAATCGCTCATCCGATTGAATTAACAACCAAAACTGATCACTGAGGGATTTTGAAATGTCGCAATTCGTTGAAACAAACACAAAGGCTTTTACCGCTGGTGCGGCAATCGCCTCCTATTTGCGAGTGGTTCTTACCGCTGGCAAGCTAGCTGCAGCCAGTGCATCACAAAAAATGCTTGGCACGATTGACCGAGACACCTTTGCCGATGGCGATGTTGTCGCCGTTCGGTTGCGAACCGCAACAGGCACTCGGAAGATGGTTGCCAGCGAAGCCATTAGCGCTGGCGCCCGCGTCTATGCTGCAGCAAGCGGAAAAGTTGCTGCCGATGGATCGATCGTTGAGGGCGTTGCTTTGGAAGCGGCTTCTGCTGACGGAGACGTCATTGAAGTGATGACCGACACAGATGCTATTGGTGGCTATCTTGCCGCAGCACAGCAAGCACTGAGCGGTGCAGGTGCCATCAACGTCACTGCGTTCTATACCGCATGGACAACCACCGGTGCGAATGCCGGGACTTTGGCTGATGGAACATTCCCTGGGCAACTCAAAAAGATCAAGCAGATCGTCGACGGCGGCGACGGCACACTGACACCAACCACGCTCACTGGAGGCACGACAATTACTTTCGCTGATGCTGGCGATTACGTGTTGCTGCTGTGGGACGGCGATAGCTGGATTCCGCTGGAGCTTGGAAACGACGCAGACGGGGCAACAGCTCCAGTTCTTGCATAACGATACCCGATGCGGTTCCCGGTGGCGGTGGCCACCAAAGCCGGGGGCCTTTTACATTTCAACTTGTTAGCGTTGCATCGGGGAAGAGAAGAATGCAATGCCATCACCATCGAGTAGTTTAGCCACACTTCGCCCAGATATCGCGGAGAGCTTTACCGAGTTTGATTTGGAAGCAAACATGAGCGGCTTTATCGCTACTCAGGTGTTTCCAGTCGTTGACGTCCAGAAACAAGCCGGAGTATTTGGGAAGATCCCGATTGAGCAATTGTTGCAAGCTCGGGATACCGCTCGCGCTCCAGGGTCTGGATACAGCCGTGGAAATTTCAAGTTTGATGATTCCTCGTATGCAACCAAAGAGCACGGCGCTGAAGAGCCCGTTGACGATCGCGAAGCAGAAATGTACTCGGACTATTTTGATGCCGAAGTGATTTCAGCGCTTCGCGCACGATCTGCTGTAATGCTCAGTGCGGAACAGCGAATCGCTGACTCGGTTTTCAATGCGACCACTTGGGCCGGTGCCAGTCTAACGACTGCTATCACGCACGAGTGGGATGATGCCACGAACGCAGTGCCAATCACTGACGTCGAAGCCGCTGTTCAAAAGGTGTGGGCTGTCAGTGGGTTGTGGGCTAACGCATTGGTGATCAATCGCCATGTGTTCCGAAACTTACGGAACTGCGATCAAGTGATTGACCGCATCAATTCCGCCGGTGCTGGAAGCCCAAGCAAAGCGTCAGACGTCACGACTGCGATGCTTGCAGCCGTGTTTGACCTTCCATACATCATCGTTGCTGGCGGTGCAAAGAATGCAGCCAAGGAAGGACAGTCGGCCAGCGTGTCGAATGTCTGGAGTAGCGAATATGCAATGGTTTGCCGAGTCGCAACCACTCGCGACTTCCGTGAACCTTGCATTGGGCGGACTTTCCACTGGTCCGCAGATGGATCGAGTATTGGCGGGACTGTTGAAAGCTATCGAGACGAGAGCGTTCGGTCTGACGTTATTCGAGTACGGCATGACGTTGCTGAAGTAGTGCTTTACCCAGAGGCCGGGCACCTGCTCAGCAACGCAACCACGATCTAACGAGCGCCGATAGTGGCAACACGTTTCGCCCAGCAGTTCACTCGACACGGCGCACCGTCACTGGTGCGCCAGTTCGGAGAATCAATTACCTACTACGCTGACGGTGTTGGCAGTGGTAGGTCAATCAACGCAATGGTTGAACGTGATATCGACGTGATTGGAGAGTCCGGTGAAGTGATTGGTCAAATGATTGTCGTGCGAGTGTTAAACAACTCCACAACTGGGATATCGTCGACAGAGATTGACACAGGCGCTGACCAGATAAGCGTTGCGTTGCGTGTTGGTGAGTCTGCGGTGAGAAAACAAATTGTAAAGGTTCAATCGACAGAAAACGGGATGGTGAGGTTTGAGGTCAACTAATGCCTGATCTAGTGCCTGTCGAGGAAACAATAGCGTTAGAGATTGTCGATCGTCTCGACAACATTACCACAGCAAATGGATTTCCATTTACTGCCGATGTGGTTCGGCCTAATCGACTGGGAAGTGATTGGACTCCAGCACCGAATACGATTGTTGTTGTTGCTGGAGATGTAGAAAGGGACGAGGAGCACGACTGCCCAGGCAATCCACCAGCATTATCCTACGCAGTTACTTTTATAATCCAAGGATTCGTAAGGCAGTCAGACAGGGAAGAGGCTTCCGACCAAGCGAAAGTGTGGGCGATGGTCGCGAGCATTAAAAAAGCAATTGGGCAGGTTTCTCAGTGGCATATCTTTAACGCTCAAAACTGGGATGCAAGATGGGGAGCAACAACGCAATTTGACCCATCGCAAGGTGCTCACAGTGGAGCGTCTGTTGAGCTGGTGCTTTATTACCGAGTGAGTGAAAACGACCCCTATACGGTTCGAGCATGATCGCGTTCACCGTCAACGCTCGAAAAATTAAGGAACTGGAAAAGCTACTGAATGGCAATCAAAAGAAGTTGCGGCGCGAGTTGGCGACGGCGGTAAATGCGACGGCAAGAAAAACTCAGTCGCTAATGGCAAAGCAGATTGGAAGAGAGTTGTCGACGGCACAGAAAAACATCAAGCAAACCATTGCAATTGTAAAGAAAGCAACACCGACAGGAGAAGCAAAGTCTCCATCGGCAACCGTTCGGCAAAGCAAGACAAAGCGAATACCGCTGCGGGACTTCGGCGCTAGGCAAAACAAATCAGGCGTCAGCTACAAGATCAGCAAAACGGCAGGACGCAAGCAAGTCAAAGGTGCGTTTCAGGGGCCAAAGCCTGGAACGATGAAAGCAAGTTGGAGAGGTCGAGTATTTAAGCGAACTGGGGCCAGTCGACTACCAATCGTGCAGCTATTCGGCCCTAGCCCTTGGGGCGTGTTTGCAAAGAAAAAATTGAAACGACCAACCGTACAAGATTCGCGAGTGGAACTGATGCTCCAGATCAATCGACGAATTAGATTTTTGAAACTAAAACAAAGCGGAGCTATCTAATATCATGCCACTGCTACTGCGCAAAAGCGTACTTGCTGCCAAGGTCGAAACGACAATCGGAACAGCGGAATCGCTGACTGGATCAGAAGCGGCTTTCAATATTTACAACCCTTTGATCCAGCCAACCATTGAGATGGAAAAACGTCCTGGGCAAGCTGGGTTTGGGCATTTCTCTGCCGTCGCGTCAGCTCGCATGGGAACGGCAACATTTCGCACGAATCTCGAATGGGATGGGTCAGCGACAGAGCCATCTTGGGCTGACACGTTTTTGCCAGCGTGTGGCTGGGTCAAGAGCGGACAAGTATTTACTCCGCGCAGCGAAGGCCCAGGGTCAAACGTCAAGACGCTGACCATTGGCTGTTATGTCGATGGTAAGTTCTGCTCGATTGCTGGTGCGATGGGGACATTCGTCGTCAATCTTACGACCGGGAAGACTGGTTGGATCGACTGGACGTTTAGCGGTGTGTGGCAAGGTGGCAGCGACGTTGCTATCTTGTCGCCAACCTACCCAACGGCAAAAGCACTGCGTTACGCTGGAGGGCTTGCCGAGTGGAACGACGTCAACTTGTGCGTTGAATCAGTAACTATCAATGCAGGCAATACCGTGATCATGCGGGAGTGCCCAACGACTGAGGGCTTTATTTCGGCATACATCACGGATCGACTACCGATCATCACAGCGAACCCTGAAGCCGTCACGGTCGCAACTCAGGACCGATGGGCAGCGTGGCTAGCTGAAACGGAATACGCACTGGAGATCGATGTTGCTGGACCAACTGGAACCGCATCCGATGCCGTCCTGTCGTTCGACGCACCAAAGGCGCAGATCATCAATCTGCAACAGGGTGATCGGAACGGAATGGTCACGGATGAACTTGAATTTCAGTGCAACAAAAACGGCACGACACACGACCAAGAGCTATCAATTACCTTCACAGCACTCGTAAACAGCTAACCAAATGCCTTCGAAATTAAGAGCAGGCGGAACGTTTCCATACATCCTTGAAGACGATCGAGTAGAGGGAGCGTCTCCGCAGTACAAGATCAACGTGCTGTCTTATCAGCAATCGATGCTGTGCAGTGATTTGCGAGCGGAGTTTATCGCCACCACCGACAAACAGGAAAGACTGCGAATCGTTAGCGAATTGCTGACGATGACCGTCAATGAATGCCTGATTTCCGAATACAAGGATGTGAGTTTTTTTGAGTACCTCACAGAACTTGAGTGTTGGGATTTGATCAATGCTGCAACGGTGGGGGCGAACCTTTCGAATGAGCAGCGAAAAAAATTCGTGTTGCCGCTCAAATCCGAAACGGGCTCCTATGTCGAAGATGCAGCGGCAAAGAATGTAGCGACAGAATAGACGCAGACAATTACGCATTGCTTGAGTGTCCAATTTGTAACGGTGGTGGTTGCGATGAGTGCGACGATGGAAATTTTCGACTTGAGCAATGTGGCCGCAATTACATCGGCAGTGAGATCCTGCAGGCGATTAACTTGGCTGCAATGGCTGATCGGCACCTACCGCAGGCCGGTGGAGTGCTAGACCAGTCAGCATGGTTTATCGAGGTTTGGAACGCACTGACGAACGAGCAAAACCGCATCGACGCGGAGAGAATCAAAGGTTGGTAAGCGATGGCAGGTGATATTGATATCGTCATCGGTGCGCAGGACAAAGCGTCTGCGATCATCAATAGCGTCGCGAGCAAAGTTGGCTCGTTCGGTGGCTCGTTCGCTGCACTAGGACCAGCGGCAATCGGTGTAGGCTCCGCACTTGCTGGAGCAACAGCGGCGTTCGTTTCCTTCGGTGCAGTGCTTTCCACCGTCCAGGAAGCTGCTGACAAAATAGACGCACTCACTGATACAGCGGCAGGTCTTGGTTCAGCAGTTGGGGATCTACAGGCGTTCCAATTTGCGATGAGCGAAGCTGGCAACGTCGACGCAGAGAAATCAATCCAGGCACTCCAGCGAATCCAAAAGACCGTTGGGGAAATTGCTGGAGGTGGCAATAAAGCAGGCGCAGAGATATTCGATCAATTGAGTATCGACGCGAACTCGCTATCTCTGCAAAATCCGATCGATCAATTTATGACGGTCAAGGCTGCACTGGGCGGAATTGAGAACGTTAGCGAGCGAGCTGCAACGGCTCAAAAGCTACTTGGGAAATCGGCTGCGGATTTAATCCCAGCATTGATTTCAGAGCAAGCTGAGTTTGAAGCGTCGATGGCTGCTGCCAATGCGTTTGGCGTAACAGTGAGCGAAGAGGGCGCGGCTGGAATCGCTGCGATGAATGACTCTATTGGGCGAGTCTCGGCCGGGATGGAAGGGATTGCGAACCAAGCAGCGGTTGCACTTGCTCCAGCAGTCGAGGCAATTGCAACGGCAATCGCGACTTGGATGCCACCGACGATACAAATTGCTGAACAATACTTGCCATCAATCGTCGATGCGTTTGTTGTCGCTGCTGGCTACGCTTACGACGTTTCCAAGGCACTATTGCAACTGCAAACGCTCGATTTCGCTGGAGCGTTTGATACTTTTTCGGACATGGATAGCGGCGAAAAGTGGCTTGCTGCTGTTGAGGAAAATCGAGACGCGGCGGCAAAGGCTGCGGAGGAATCAGCGGCTCGCATGGCCGCGCTGGCTAGCGTCAATGGTTCGGTTGACGAGGAGGCTGAAAAAGCACTCGCTAAGCAAGCGGAAGCCGTCGCCAAGACGATTGGAGAGCTTGAGCGAAAGTTAGCGGTCGAGATGCAGAGTGAGGAGATCGTTAAGAGCCAAGAGCAATTGGCACTCGCTACGAACGATGCAGAGCGAGAGCGGATTGCATTACTTCAGCAACAAATATCCGTACAAGAAAAGATCAACGAATCAGCTAAGAAAGCAGCGGAAGAAGAAAAGAAGGCTACCGAGGAAAAGCAGAAGAAGTTTGAGAGCGTAACGTCTGAGCTTCAAAAGCAATACGACATCGCCATCCTTGGCGCTGATGCTGTTGAAAAACGTGATCAAGTCAGTGCCGGCCGAACGGCTGAAGAACAGCAAACCATTCGCATGATGCAAGAAAAGGTTGCAGAAGCTGAAAAGCAAAACGCACTTGGTAAGGCACAGACAGGAACAACGGCTGTCGAGTCTCGAATGTTGACCAGAGGACCGTCAGAGCGTGGCATCGACAAGATCGCATCGGCAACACAGAAGAGCGCGACAACGCTAGAAGGCATCCTCACGGCGCTGACAGATCCAACAACGAAGACTGACGGCCTACAACTGGAGCTCGTCAACTAATGACCGCACAACTAGCCATTGAAGCGTGGAGCAAGCAGACGAGCTCGATTGACTCGCCAGACGGCAAAAGCCGAACGGCATCATTCACTCGTGGGTTCACGGTCCAAATCGATCCATTCGACCCAGTAGAGGAAGCGTACAAAGCACCAGGGCTACCGAAAGCAAATGACGTTTACCCAGGGACGGTATTCGTCATCTGTCGCAAACGCTCGCTAACACGCATGGCTCCTAGCCTTGTGATGGTGATGTGCGAGTATTCAGGGAGCGTTGGCAAGCAAGAATTAAGCGACCCACCGACAGGGAACGCGGTGCGGATTAAGTGGCGAAGTTCGATCGTCGATGAGGCAATTGACGAGGACATCAACGGAAAACCAATCGTCACAAAAAACCTTGAGCCAATCGATGGGCTCACAGAACGAATCCCTAGCCAGATTGCAATTCTTGAGCGGGACTTTCTTTCGATTGACACGTTTGCGCTCGAGCTCTATTTGCGGTCTCGCAACTCAGACGAATTTCTTGGATGGCCTGCTGGCACTTGCCGAATGATGGATTATTCGGCCGACAATGAAGTCGTCGACGGGGAGCTTGGATTGTGGAAAGTATCAGCGACGTTTGAGTTTCGCGCGCCCTACCGAACAACCTACGAGCGAGCATGGTGGAAGCGAGTTCGCCACGAGGGATTCCTAGTCCGAGACACAGCCGGAGGAGCGATCGGCATTGCGTGGGATGAGCGAAGCAAAGCACCCGCAGCGAAGCCGATATTGCTAAAAGAGGACGGAACGCGCGAGACAGATCCAGAGGAAGCGTTCTGGCTCGAATTTGAAACAACTCATTCGCTATCGTACAACGCACTAGGATTTTTATAATGGCTGACATATCGCAAACAGCAGCTAACGTCGCACTTGGCGCACAGACTACACCGACTCGAATTGTGCAATACGGCGAATCAGTGACGCAGGGAATGCCGCTATACAAAGCGACGACAGGAAAGTGGTATCAGTGCGACGCCAACGATACGGCGGCGAAAGCAGTATGCGAGGCAATTGCATTGACTCCAGGCAGTGCTGATGCGTATGGGCTCGTGGCGCTACCGTCTGCGACACCAGGCGCTTCAATGGTCAATCTTGGTGCAACTCTAGCGGTTGGTACTGTGTATGCCGTCAGCGCAACCAAGGGGGCTATTGCTCCAGTCGCTGACATTACGTCGACTCAGTATGTGACAGCGATTGGCATAGCGACGACTACGGCACTGCTTGATTTTCAAACGATCATCTCGAACACAGCTAAGGCGTAAACGTGGTACGTGGTGCAATCCTCGATCCCGATTCTGCTAGGCTCGTGCTTCAGGTGGTTCGCTATCTAAAGCAGTCGGGCTTCGTCATAGGGCGGCCGGGGCGTGGGTCAAGGTTTACAGCACCCGAAACAATGGTGTTTGTGCGCAATGATTCGGGTGAAGAGATCCCAGCGTTCGGCTGTATGCAAGTCAATGGAACGGTTGAGGCAGGCGGCCAGAATTATCTAAAAGTCGTCAAACCAGCAGACACAACCGGAAAGGCTGGAAAATATCTTTTTAACGATCTAGCACCAATTGAAATTAACGGTTATGGACTGGCTCAAAGTCGCTTCGTTCATCGTGCGCTAACCAACGGTGACACGATTACCCTGGGTGCAACGTGGGCTCCCATTGCATCGAGTTGGGAGGTTGGTGCGAACCCTGCTGGACAATTCACCGCTGTTGGTGCTGATGATATTGTTACGGATTGCATTCGGCTCATTGACGACTCGCCAACGGTGGTTCACGCGGTGACTCCGGAGGATGGCATCCCGGCGCGAAGCGGTGGAACAATGGGATCCGCGTCGTGCGACATTTACAAGTGCAGCAGTGCAGGCGTACTGAGCGACAGCGGGTTAAATGAGACGGTCTACAATATGGCAAGCGCAGCGATTGCAGAGCTCACATACATCGTGGCAATGCGTAACGATGCTGGGTTGCTTGTGGCGATCGTCGAAGATTGCGGTGGTCCATAATGAAAAAGAATGCACCGGGCTGCAATTGCTGTTCTGTAGGATGCGAAGTTACTTGCGGTGGTCACACTCAGTTGATTCGCGGATGGGACTTTACCATCCAAGATATTCCGCACATTTGGACGTTCTATCGTCGCATCGGTTTGCTGGGAACTAACTATCGAATCACATTCACCGGCTACGACTATTTTAATGGCCATTACACTGTCTACCTTGACCCAGGAAACGAGTGCGCAGAGATCCCGGTAATCGTCGAAGAGTCGATGATTACGATCACTTCGGAGCAAATACCAACAGACGACTGCGACGATTGTGTAGACGACAACAACATTCAAAGTTGCGATTGGCCAGTGCGATTGGTAGCGAACACAGCATCGATTGGGCTCTTCGACATTAGCGATCCATTCGTTGATTACTGCTCGCCATCGGGATTAGTTTCGCTTTATCAAAAATTATGGCTGTTCGGTGCAAACTTCGACGACACCCAACTGTGCAAAGATGAGGACGTTACGCTTGCTTACGGGCCCGACGGCTATCCTTTGCCAACAGATGAAACCATTTGCTACGATTGTCCAGACACCACACCATCGGGAATCATCACGTTTAGCCGTCGCACGATCTACGTATGAGGATTTTTCTAATCTGTCCGATTTGTGGAACGAAAACAGAAACGGGAAAACTCTACTGCCCAAACGATTGTTTTCCCCGCAACACGTATCCGCAGGGATTGAGACGCGAGTACGAATCGCCAAGCCAAACTACGACGACGGTAAAAGGCCCAGGTGGTTATCTGCGCGATCTGCTGCACGCGCGAGGCTATACCGCTGTTTCTGGTTGCGGTTGTAATTCGAAAGCCGCACAGATGGACGAATGGGGAGTTGACGGTTGCAAGCGGCACATCGATGAGATCGTTGACTGGCTCGCTGCAGCAGCGAAAAAAAGCGGATGGGTGATGAGCGTTTTGGCAACAGCTCCGTTTTCGCGGGAGCTCGTGCGGCTCAAAATACGCGAGCTCGTGGAAGATGCGATTGAGAAGGCTGAATCCGCCGGCTAAAAAAACTTTTCAAAATTGTCTTGACATTTGCGAGCGAAGCGCCGATAGTACCACTCGCCAAGCAAAAGACGAAACCCACAGAACAGCCCTCGCTAGTATTTTCTGCGCCGTTTGCTTGGCCGTAAACTCTTCGCGCTTACTAGCGAGGGTTTGTTTTTTGAACCAAGGAATTTTTTGGCGTTAGCTATTTGGCAGGCAAGGCTAGGCGCGGCCCGGCGTGGCAGGGCTCGGCAGGGCGATGCAGGCGAGGCACGGCGTGGCACGGCGAGGCACGGCGAGGCAGGGCATGGAGGGGCGTGGCGAGGCATGGCAGGCAAAACATGGCAAAGGTGCAAGCCATTTTCTAATTGCACCATCATAACGATTGAGGAACTTTTTGATGGCAACAATCACACTGAAACCGATTGCAAAGAAGCACATGACGTTTGGCATTCGCGGAACGTCACCATTGATCATGCACCAATGGAGTGAAAAGGCGATGCGGGAAATGCGGGAGAAGCAGCAGGGGAAGAAGACGAAAGTTCGTGAGCTGCGAGATCCCGAAAGCGAGGCGAAAGCGGCGACCTACACGACCGACGATGGGAGCATCGGCATTCCAGGGATGGCGTTTAAGTCTGCTCTTGTTACGGCTGCTCACAAGGACATTGGCGTCGAGAAGACATTGGTTCGCAAGGCACTTTTCCTAGTGACAGACGACGGGAATAAAGTGCTTCCTATTGACTGCGAAACGCCTATTGTTCGCGAGGATTGCGTTCGTGTTGGGATGGGTTCTGCGGACCTTCGCTACCGTCCTGAGTTTCGAAAGTGGAAGTGCATGATTCGGTTGGAAGTTGATTCTGATTTGATGCAAGAGTCTGACGTTCTTTCGCTAGTAGATCGTGCTGGTTTCGGCGTTGGAATTTGCGAGTGGCGACCAGAGAAGGGCGGCGAGTTTGGTCGATTCGAAATTGATCCAGATGTAGCGGTTACGTTTGGGTAGTGATGGCAGGCGTGGCATGGAGGGGCGCGGTGCGGCCCGGCATGGACTGGCATGGCACGGCGAGGCAGGCGAGGCACGGCGTGGCCTGGCGAGGCACGGCGAGGAGGGGCAAGGCTTGGTTGGGCAGGCAGGGCTAGGCTAGGATCGGCAGGGCGGGGCGCGTCGAGTCGAGGTTGGGCAGGCAAGGCTAGGCTAGGATTGGCAAGGCGGGGCTCGGCTTGGCGCGGCAGGCAGTAACACTAAAAAGGAATGAAGATGAATATCGAAAGCGTAACGTGGAAACGTGGTGTACCAACTCGCGGAGTCGATGCGGTAGCAGCACACAAGGCACTCGAAAAGATTCGGGAGAAGAATGGCAACCTAACTGATGATGCCATTCTTGCGGCTGCGAAGAGTGTGAAGAGTGTCATTCACAATTGGTTTGAGTGGGACGACACGGTTGCGGCTGAGCATCACAGAAGGCTCCAGGCCCGCAAGCTAATGACATCGTTGGAGATTACTTACCAAGAGTCTCCGGAGACGACGGTGCGTGCTTACCAAGTGTTTAAATCGGCTCCGGTCGCGTCTGACACTCGGTCGGTTTATTCAACGACAGAAGAGGTGCTTCGCGATCCAGAAGCGAGAGACCGTTTGATAGCTGATGCGATTCGAGCGGCTATGGAGTTTCGTCGTCGGTTCAGGGTTTTGCACGAGCTTGAAGCAGTTATTCAGGCGATTGATGCAACTATTGAAACGCTAACGAATGCTGAGTGTTCATAGGCTCGGCACGGCTTGGTTGGGCAGGCAAGGCGAGGCATGGAGAGGCATGGCTAGGCGGGGCGAGTCAAGGCAGGCAAGGCTAGGCGCGGCCTGGTTGGGCGCGGCGCGGCGTGGTTGGGCAGGCAAGGCTAGGCGCGACGTGGCGCGGCGCGGCGGGGTATGGCGAGGCAGGCAGGCGGGGAGTGGCTGGGCAAGTCGCGTTGTGGCTTGGCGGGGCAGGCATATCAAGGAAACAACAATGTTAATCGCAAAGATAGCAATCGTCGTCATGTGCCTGTTCTCAGCACTGTGCTGGATCGTGACGTACTCGGCACTTCGCAGCAAATAACAAAATGGAGTTTGAGCGATGTTAACAATCGTTTTTGGGTGCATTGGAATTGCATTGATGTGGCTGATTATTTTCGCGTCTGCAGTTGTTGCGTGCGCGATCACTCTCGAAGGTACTCGTAGCAAAAAGTGAGCAACACGATGTTGGTTCTCAGTAGAGGCAGGGACGAAGAGATTTGCATTGGCAACAACGTTCGCGTTGTAGTCGTCGAAATTCGGGGTGATAAGGTTCGGCTAGGTGTAACTGCACCTCGTGAGATTCCTGTGCATCGCGAGGAAGTTTATGACGCGATCGCGGCGAAAGGCGAACTAATTCCAAACGTGAGCATTGCACCTAGCTTTTGCTAGCGTGCTTCCATGGATGGTGTGTCGGTCACGGATGACCATGTTTTTCGATCACAGAACTATGGTGTTATGATGGTGCAGTTATCGCCAGCGCCCGACCGTGCGCAGTGGCTTGAGGAGAGAAAGACGCGATTAGGCGCAACGGATGTTTCGGCAATTCTTGGGCTTAACCCATACCGAACTGCGTACGAAGCTTGGCTCGACAAGAAAGGGTTGCTTGAAAATTGGGAAGGCAATGACGCAACGTATCTTGGCTCGCTCCTAGAGCCAGCGATTCTTGACGAAGCTGAGAAACGATGGGGGACGATTGCGAGAAACGTCTGCGCAAAGCACGACACAGCACCGATTGCCGTGACGCTAGATGGCTGGCTTGTAGGCAATGCCGAGCCGGTTGAAATCAAGACCGCTGGACTCACTAACGAGTTCGCAGAACTTGGCCACTGGGGAGAATCGGCAACCGATCAGATTCCAGAGTGGTATCTACTGCAAGTCCAAACGCAACTCCTCTGCACAGATGCCGAATGGTGCAGGATGCTCGCACTGATCAGCGGCCGTGGACTCGTCTACTACTGCGTCAAGCGCGACGAAAAAGTCGGTAACGTCATTGAAACCGAGTGCTCGAAGTGGTGGCAAAAACACATCATCGAAGGCATTGAGCCAGAGCGCAACCCAGCTCCATCGATCGAGATTCTCAAGCGGATTCGACGCGTTCCCGACACCGTTTGCGAGTTTGGCAGGAGCGAATTGGAACTCATCGAAGACTGGCAAGTCGCAAAGCAGGAAGCTTCAGCAGCCGAGAAGCGAGCCAAGGAATTGCAGGCCGCTGTTTTGATGGCACTGGGGACCAACGAGGGAGCGTTATTGCCAGATGGCCGTACGCTTACTTATCTCGAAACGCATCGTAAGGGCTACACCGTGGAGCCCACTTCCTACCGTCAACTCAAGGTCAAGAAATAGCTATGGCGACTGCAACAAACAACCGGCAATTGAGAGAGCAGAAAGAACAAACACCAGTTCCAACGGCGGCACAGTTCCGAGACAAGACGGCGAAGACAGCAATGTCTCTGCTTGTCGGTTGGGTTGGTCCTGATCGTGCGGCTGAGGCTACTGGAAGAATCGCAACAGCGATCAGCACTGCGGCCGCAACATCAAAGAAGCCAGAGGAGTTTTATCGATGCGATCCACGTAGCGTTGGTGCTGTAGTCGCGATGGCCGCATTGACGGGAATCATGGTCGGGACCGGTGCGACTGCGTTGGCTTACGCTATCCCTCGACGCGCCCGAAAGGGTGAAGAACCACAGCTCACGTATCAACTCAGTCACCGAGGGATCAATGCACTCGCGAGCCGCGCCGATCAAATGATGATTGCATTGCCGATCGGTATGCAAGACCAGATCGAGGTCGACGATTCGGGCGAAGTAATTGTCAAATATCGCGACATTGACAACCCACCAACATGCGAAGAGGAACTTCGCGGAATTGTGCTTGTCGTCAAGCGAGCGTCTAGCGGCTCTGTGATCTATCGCGGGTATGTCGCCAAGACGCTCATCAACAAACGACGCGACACAAGCGACTCGTACATTTACGCGGAAAAGCCCGAAAATAACTGGGCAAAAGCCAATTCGACATGGCATCAGTGGTACGTCGAGATGGCGCAGAAAACAGCCATGCACTACGCGATTGGTCGAGGCTGGTGCATTATCGACGACACGGACGCGGCCCGTGCGCTTAGTGCTGACGTTGAGGCCGATGTTGTTAGCGTTGACGCTATTCACCACGAGAGAATCGAGTCAAAACCAATAGGAATGAAGGCTCTGACGGAGCGTCTTGGAATCGACGAGGATGCAGGACAGGAAGCCGAAAGCGACTTGCAAACCGATGCTGTGATTGACGCATCTAATACCAGTGAGCAGCAACAAAAATCGACGCTAGCTGAGCAATTTCTTGCGAAGATCAACACGTCCGTCACTGCCAAGAGACTGAACGAAATTAAAGGCGAAGTGATGGAATCGTCTCTTAACGGTGCTGAAAAGTCGGCACTTTCCGCAGAGATCAATGACAAGCTTGAAGTACTCGCAGAAATGGACGGTAATTAACTATGAGCATTGCAACAAACACAATCGACATTCGCGACATCGGACCAGTGGAACACGTATCAATACCAGTTCCGGAGAGCGGCGGTGTCATTATTTTGAAAGGCCGAAACGGGTCAGGAAAATCCAGTTCTCTCGAAGCTGTCGAGGCGGCTGTCAGTGGACGCGGCAAGCTTGAGGTACGTGACGGGGCTCTTGCTGGGGAGGTCTCCGGTCTTGGGGTAACGCTCAAGGTGGGACGATCTCAGCGGCGTACAGGAGAGCTTGAGGTCACTACGTTAGAGGGGCGACTAAGCGTGGCCGAGCTTGTTGACCCTGGCCTCAAGACTCCTGACGCTGCGGACTCCCGACGGATCAAGGCCCTGATCCAATTAACGCAGGCCGAATCGTCCCCAGCGATGTTTTACGACCTGATCGGAACGCGAGACGAATTCGAGGCTGTGGTGTCGTCGTCAACGCTCGACATTGAGGATCTTGTGTCGATGGCCGATAGGATCAAACGAGATTGCGAGGCAAAGGCCAGAGCGGAAGAGAGCCAAGCGGATATTGAGGATGGCCGGGTAAAGGCCCTGCGGGAGTCTGGCGCTGGGTTGGACCTCGACGCGGAGTCGGACGCGGAGCAGTTGCAGTCACAGCTTGAGTCTGCCATCGCCCACAAGTCGAAACTAAAGGCCGAGTTTAGCGCACACAAAGCAGCATCTGACGCTGCGGAATTAGCACAGCATCGACTTGCTAAGGCAGACGGCGAGTACTCAGGTCAGTCGCTGGAGGCGTGCAAAGAAATCGAGGAGATGCACGAGAACGGAGTCGCTGTCGCCAATGAAACGGTACGCAAAGCCGAGGAGGCACTTGCTGCAGCGCGTGCAGAGGCTGAGTTGTGCCGAAATAAGCTTGGGGCTGCAATCGCTGCACGCAAGGCCGCAGAGCGTCACACTGAGATGCTGGCCGAGTGGAAGCAACAGATCGCCGCGTCCATTCCGGTGTGCCCGTCGGAAGATCAGATCGCCCACGCAGCAACGGCTGTGCTCGAAGCGCGGGAGGCTGTCGAGGCTGGGGTGAAGATTCGTAAGGCCAAGGCAGACCGATCGGCAGCGATGGATCACGCGAAGAAAATCATCGTCCATCGGAAGCGAGCCATCCAGTTGCGAGAGGCAGCAAAGGGTACCGACGAGGTACTTTCGGCCGTTGTCGCAAAACTGGGGACCGACCTGCGAGTCGTTGCCGGCCGACTTGTGCTGAAGACCCGGCGGGGAGACACCTACTTCGCGGACCTCTCGCACGGGGAGCGTTGGAAGATTGCCCTAGACATCGCCATCCGTGCTGTTGGAGCTGGTGGCGTGATTGTGATCCCACAGGAGGCGTGGGAGGGTCTCGATCCCATTGCACGCCAAACGATTGTGGATCACGTCAAGGGTTCCGAGGTTGTAATTCTAACCGCCGAGTGCTCAGCCGACGAATCGATCAGCGCAACGGTTCTTTCTTAGTTGGTTTTCCGACACACGAAAAAGGCGAAACATGGCTACGTTGCAGACTTATACCGAAGGCAATCGAAAGCACATGGCGAAGGATTACAACTCTTTGGCCATTGTGCAGAAGGTTTGCAAATTGCCGGTCAGAGCGGCAATGGACGGATACTGTCAAGTGATTATCGACGCCACTGGGGAGGTGTTCCAGGTCGATGAGTTGA